GAGAGCGGCGAACGACTTCGGCCCAAGGTCGCCATCGACCGATCCCGGATCATAGCCCGCGTCCTTCAGGCGGTGCTGCACCATGCGCACGTCGATCACTAGACCACCTCCCTCCATATGTTCCGCGGCGGCTTCCCGGCGGCGATGCGCTTCTCGTCGGATTTGCGCTGGGTCATGCGGCTCTCTCCCTGATCCATGCCATCGGCATGATGCCCTGTGGCGTCTCGATCGGGCTGAGCTGGATATCCAACGGCATCTCCGCGCCGTTCTTGTTGCGGCCACGGATATTGAGCCCGGTTCCCATCTCCCGGGCTCTCGGGTGCTGAATCCAGCGGGCGAAGTTCGCGGCGTGCATCGGGCGGATATCGTCGGGCACCAGCATCTCGATTGGCTGCCCGGTCAATTCGTCCCGGGAATAGCCGAACATCGATACGATCTGGCGGTTGCCCCATACGATCAGACCGCTATCGCGCACGACGAGGACCCCGATCGGCGCATCCTCGAGAAAGCGATGCGGTCCCAGCTCAAGCCATTCGGTAATCCTCTCACTCAAGATGGATCTCCCTCTTCAACAGCGTCGTCAGCGTATCGACCGAGCCCTGCGCCGCTCTCAGTTCCTGCCTGAGAAGACCGATCTCGATCCGCATGTCGCCAATCTTGCCGTGCAGCCGCGCCCTGTCCGCCTCGCATTCCGCCACCCGCTTCTTCAGGGGTTTGATGTCGAACAGGCCCTTGAAGAAGGCCGCGAGAGCCGTTCCGAAAGCCAACGCGGTTGCCAGAATCAGCTTCCAGTCGATGTCCATTCATCGCCGCCCTGCCCGATCCACCTTGTCCTCAAGACGATCGAGCCGGCCATCGGTGTAGGTCACATGCGTGTCGATCGCCTTGGTGTAGGATTCGACCACGGCGACGCGGGCGGCCAAGGCGCTCAACTGGCCAGAGGTGCCGTCCTTGAATGCCGAGTAAGACGTGAAGATGAGCCCGGCCATCCCGAGAACACCCAGGATGCTACTCGGATCGGTCCATTTGTTTCGCCCTTCCATGCCAGGCCCTACCGATCCGTCTGGCGAGGAATCGCAGCACGACGGCGCCGACGATCACGGTACAGAGACCTTGCATTCCAGAGCCCCCATGCACCGACCAGCGCCAGCTTGGCGAAACCTATCCGATAGTCGATCGTCCACCGCAGCAGTTCGGCATCGTAATTATAGCCGTTCCACAGGAGGTTTGCGCCGTAGCCGATGTTCGTCGCGATCTGGACGAGAAAGCAGGTTCCTATCACCGCCTGCGCCTTCGCCGCCGGATGCCACAGGATCACCGTAGCCGCCAGCGTGTCGACGGCGATAAACCACAGCCATGGGCTGGTGACATCGAACAGGGTGCAGAAGCCCCAATTCAGGATCCACGCGCCGGCAAGGGCGATGATCGTTCGCCGCATCGGCTCGCTCTTCTGCAGCAGCGCGATGCAGGCTGTCGCGACCAGTGCAGCGAGATAGGCGCCGGATTCGAGCGTCATTTGCTCGGCCGCGGCTTGGGCTTGGTCACCGCAGGCTGCGGCGGCTTCTTCGGTTTCGGGGTTCCGTCTGCCATGGGGTTTCTCCTACACGATCGAATAAGCAGTCTGCGCCGCGTTCGCGCAGATGCCGTTATTGTTGCGGATGCCGTTCCATCGGAATTTGGGCCACTGGAGCATGGCGGCCGATCGAGCTTCCTGTGCGAGGGCGGAGGCCGAACCTGTCGACATGCCCCACGCCATCGGACCACCGGGCAGAACCTGCGCGACGGCGGTCGCCGAGAATGCGCCGGTCGTCAGCTTGACCCTCACGCGCGCCGGCCCGACCCAAAACGCCGTGAAGCCCTTGCGGGTATAGAGGGCATTCGGGTTGGCGCCAGTGACAGGCGCCGATGCAATCTGGATCGCCGCGGTAATGTCGGACAGCGGGTTGCCGCCGCCGTCCACGCTCGTGAAATCGCGATCGTTGCCATCGCATCCGACCCAGCCGGGCGGCACGTCGAAGTCGAATTCGAAGCAGGTGTAGTTCGTCCCGCCGGCAGGATCGACCCGCACGAACGACGCCGGGTCGGGCCGGATGAACGTTGGCGGGTGTCCGATGATGTTCGCGCACCACAGGAAATTGTGCGCCCGGTAGCGCGCGAACTTGGTCCGCCCAAGCTGCTCATGATCGTCCTCTGGGTGAAACTGATCGAGCAGCTTCACGTCACCCGGCTCGGGACCACGAGGGAAGCCCCACCGTGCCCGCCATGCCTCGACACTGTCGCGCGTGACGCCGACGCGCCAGCCATTGTCATAGGTGTCCCAGGTGCCCGACACATTGTGCCGCGTGAACGGCTGGATGAACACGGGTGTGCCGGGATCGAACAACTGCATGAAATAGCGCTGCTCGCCGGTCGCGGACCAATAGTTGTTATAGGTCTGGTTCGGCGTGTAGCCGGGGTCGGCGAGGACCGGTATCCAGTAGTTATTCCATGCGCTGCCGCCCGTGGGGCCATAGCCAGGGCTGAAGTAGTCGTTGGCAATGAACGCCGGAACGCTGTTGACGCGGTAGACAAACTGCCCCCGGCCGAAGAGGAGTCCGTCCATGAATTTGGTATCGGCCCTCATCTCATAGCCGATCTGATCGGTCCACCAGTCGAGATCGACGGCCGTGATGTCCGGACCCATGAACGCCGCGAGCGCCTTGGTCTGCTCCCACTGCCCCGGCCCTACATCAAAATTGCCGGTGAGCGGGTCATTGAGATACCAGTCCGCGATGACCGACACGGCGCCCTGGTTGGTGTTCGCCTGAAGGCCGATCTCCATGTCGAAGTCGAAGTGCCGCAGTATCTCTTCGGCATAGTCCTGCATATGCTCAAGGTTTTTCGTGTCCTTGAGATTGTAGAGCGTGGGCCGGCGAAGGCTGGCGCGGCTGCTGCTGTTGGTTGCCGTCCCCGCCGCCTGTGTGTCGGAAATGGCGAGACGCAGCTTATCGAATTCCAGCCCGACCGCTGCCGGATTCGCCAGATAGTCGCGGATCGTCTGCGCGCTGACCGCGAGGCCGATGTCCTGAATGTTCGCATCGGCAGTGTCGTTCTGGCAGAAAAATACGTCCGCGGCCGATTGGCGCAAGAGCCGGCGCTCATTCGCCGCGACCGTGTTGTTATTCTCCTGGCTCTGCCCGAGGATGACGAGCTTGGCGCCGACCCGATCGCCGGTATGGTTCCACCAGCGTGTCATGCCCTTCACGCGCGTCTGCAGGATGAACCCGCCTTTGGTCAGCGGGATGACCGGATGGATCTGGACTGTGACGCCTGGGGTCAGCGAGGAGTCCGCGAACTTGAAATAAGCTGCCTCGTGGATGGGAACGAGAATCGCGCCGTCTTTGGACAGCACGCGACATTCGACGAAATTGCCGCCGTTGAACGTGCCGTCGTCGGGCTGGTGAACCTCGACATTATAGGTGCAGCGCCGCGCGCGCTGGATGGTCCACAGCGCGCCGGAGCTATCGCGAACGGTCGGGATGCCGAAGGTATAGGCGCCGCGGCGGGACGTGATCACCTTCGTATAGGTCGTCGTGCTGCGCGGCGTGAGGTCTGAGCCCGGCAGGACGTTACCGCTGGTGTAGACGAGCCCCGCCTGCGCGACTCCTCCCACCGTGGCCTGGGCATCCGATGGATCGAGCGTCAGGGTGAGATCGAGCTTCACATTGGCCGGAGCCGCCGCAACCGAATAGGCGGTTGCGCCATTGGCGATCGGCGCAAAGGTGGTGGGATCGTCGAAACTGCCTTCGATATAGCGGATCGCTCCAATGGATCCGGGGAAGTAGCCGCCGTTCAGCGCCTCGGAGATACCCCACTGATTCTCGTTCGCATCAGCGCCGAAATAGCCGCCGAACTGCATCTTGGTGTTCGCCGCGATGAAGGTCGTCCAGGTGCCCCCAGAGCCGATCAGGTTGAGGCCGGTTCCGTCGATCGAGAGTTCTGCTCCGGCGGGGCGGATGTCCGAGGTGGAAACGGCATAGCCGCCTCCCGGATCGGCACCAAATCCGGAAAGGACGGCGCCTGTTTCGAGGTTGCGGATATCGAGCCCGATGCGGCCCGCCGCATTGCGAACGGGCTCAACCGAGACCTTGCTCCACGTCTCCGGAATCTGCTGAGAGGCGCAGGTACGGCTCGCCCCCAGGAAGCCCATGTACAGGAAGAACCTGCGGCGGTTCTGGCGCCATCCATTGACGGAATGACGCGGGCTGAAGAATTTGAGCGCCCAATTATAGTTTCCCGCGAAATCATGCCCCATCACGCGATAGGATTTGTTGCGGTTCGTCATCGCCTCCCACGGGATTTCCATGGGGATGAAGCAGCGCATCTGCGCGTTGAAGCCGAGCCGCGGCGTGTCCGGCAGGATCGCCAAGCCGCGATAGCCGGCACGGGGCAGCGCGATCAGTGCATTATAGGCGTCGATCTGCGCTTGCGTCGGACTGCCCGGCAGGGTGTAGCTCGCATCGTTCGAAGGCGGCGGCCAATCCTCAAGGTTGCCGAACCGGGGGAACTGGATAGAGCCGCCGCCGACGACGAGCGAGGCGACTGCGGCCTGAGCTGCTGCTGCTGCGGTGTTCGCGAGCGCTACCTGTGCCGTCGCGAGGACAACCTGCGCAGCCGCTGCTGCGACATAGGGCTGAGCAAGCGCCGCCTCTGTCCCGAACAGATATTTGAAGCCGGTCCCGCTGGTGCCCGTAGCCCATCTGAAAATCCCGGTATTGTTGACGGTCCCCCCGACGACCGGGTCGGTATGCGTGCCCGCATCCGTGATCGGGATAACGATCGCCTGTCCGACAAGCGGGTTGCGAAAAATCTGCCAGTTCGCGTTCGATGTCGTCGGCAGCGTGGGAGGTGCCACGCCAGTCGACGCGAGGATATTGACCCAGGCTGCGCCTTGATCGACCATCGTCTGAGACTTGGTGTAGGCAGTACCGGCATTGTAGGGCGAGAAGGCCGCAACAGCCGCAGCCCATGTCTCATATGGCAGCGTTCCGCCGCTCGCAGCGATGTTCTGCAGATCCTCTACATCGCCTTCAACGGTCGTTACGCGCAAGCCAAGTGCATCGTCGGCAGCCTGCCGTATCGCCGCTTCGACCGCCACCGCCGCAGTGATTTCCGCAGTGACGGTTGCGATGACGTTCTGTTCATAAATGATCTGGCCGCCCTGCTTGTCGAGGACGATGATCGAATAGTCACCATTCACGAATACCTGCGCAGGCGTGCCGTCGTTCGCGACATAACCCGCAACCGTACGCAGCGGCTGAAAGGCGGCGACCATGCCGGCCGCATCCCAATAAACCGGGATGCGATTGGCCAAAACGGTCGGGTCGGTGCCGGGCATGCCGAAATAGACCGACCCCCCATCGAGGGCGTCGCCATTCTTGTCGGTGAAAAGCGCGACGGGATTGAAGGCGGTCTGCATCTATTTCTCGCTCTCGCGGTCTGCTACGGGGAGGGGTGCTGCGAAGACGCTCATTTTGGATTGGCCTTTTTCTGACCTATTGGTTTATTCCGAACATTCTGATCGTCCTCGTGGGCAGCGATCCGGTCGGGTGGTGAGCGCAGGAACGCTTCGGTAAGCCGATGCTGCAGATCCATCACCGACCCAGCGATTGCGGGCTCGGCCGCGGCGATCGTGGACAGCCGGTTGATGTGCGACAGGGTCGCAGCGCCGACAGGCTTCTTGGGAGCCGACGCCAGCCAGCGCGCAAAGCGGGGTGACGCGAGAAGGTGGCCTATGCCATATGCGCCGATTTCCCCAACCGGGCCGACTGTCGGGTGTGTCAGCCAGCCAAGAGCGGCGACACCCACCAGATTGCCACTGACCCTGCTAGCAAGCGCGGTACGCGACGTGTTCGCGAACTCATGCGACCGCTTCATCGAATCCGCGATGCGCGCGATGTCATCCAGATCCTGCCGGTAGTCGGCGCCTGGGAAGAGGACGGACTTGGCGCGATGATCGAGCTTCGCCCATTGGGTAGCGAATTCGGCCGGGGAAAATACCTCCCCCGAAATGTCCTGATTGCCGGGTTTGGCCATGCCCATCTTCGAGAATATCGACGCGCGGACGATCGATGCCTCTTCGGGCGGTAGCGACCGCATCATCTGTGCAATGCGCGCAGCGTCACCGCCTTCGCGAGACCAACGTAGCACCTGCTGGAATGCCGCCTCTGGCGATTTATCGAGGCTCTTGCCGAAGATCGCCGTCAGGACGCGATCGATCCGCGCCTCTTTCGCGGCATAGTAGCGATTGGCGCGCTGGAAAGCATGGAGCGCCTTCGGACTCTCTGCCGTCGCGGTCGCCCGCATGTCCTCGCTAAGCGCTGCGTAGAGCCGCTTCAACGCCTTCTTGGAGATATCGGCCTGCATGGCAGGAGCGCCGGCCTTCTCGCCTATGAACGTGCGGAAGCGCTTCAGATCGGCCCAGGACAGCGCACCGCCACGCTGTACGGTGCGGGTCATCGCCTTTCCGTTCGCATCCAGCAATCCGGTCGGAACGTCTTCGGTGCGGCCTGCGATGGCAGATTCATATGCTTTCAAGCGCGGGTCGGCGAGTAACTTGGACAGCTCCTCGTTGCTCTTCAGCCCCTCATTGATCTCTGCCAGCGCCTGCTTGGTATTCGACAGGGTCGCCGCCTTCTCGGCAGCGATCGGGATTGCATCGTAAAGCTTGGTCGCCTTCTCCGAAGCGCCATTCATGAAGGCATTCGCACCGCGCTGAATGGCCTGCCCGGTTCCGGTATCATCGGCCACGATGCCCATGCGCTGCGCAATCCGATCGCGCGCGTCACGAAGAGCAAGGATCGCCTTCTCCGCCGCCTTGGCAAGCGGGATACCGCCCAAGGTCGCCTTGGCGCCCGCGCTGACAACGCGTGAGGCCGTGCCGCCCACCGCATCCGCCATCGGGGGAACCTGCTGGCGCTGGAATGCGGCGAGGAGATCGCTCGGCTCGGTACTGGACGCGACCCGGCGCGTGGCCGTGGCGGCGCCCGAAGATGCAGCGCCTGCGATGCCTCCTCCCAGGATGGAGGCCGCAATCTGGGCTACCGGGCCGCCGCCGGCCTCTTTTGTGGCCTCTCCAGCCAAGGCGCCGCCGGCCCCGGATGCGAGCGAAGTGGCCAAGCTGGCGCCCGTGCCAGCGCCCATTGTGGCGGCTCCGACAATGGCGCCACCCGTCCCTTTCTCCAGAAGTCGCTCGCCGAAGCTCTCAGGCGTGGGCAGGCCGACTTTATTTGCCATGTCCGCCGCCTGCTCCGACGCGGATGGAACGCCCGCCGCGCTTTCGATCTGCGTCAATCCGGGCATCGTGAGGCCGCTAACGACTCCACTGAAATCGGCTATTCCCTGAACGGCACCCCTTCCCATAATGCCCAGCTCGCGCAGAATGCTCGGGTCGTGGATTTCGGGCGCCTGCATCCATGCAGGTTGCGCTTCGGCGCCCGCCTGCGGTGTCGGCGTAGCGGGTGCCGGCGTAGGACTTACGGCCGGGGATGCCCCGGCTGCAGCCGGGGGAACATAGCTGTTCCAATATTCTAGGATCTGCTCCTTGGTGACGCTCGGATCGTCGAGAAGCTTGTTGAGCCCCGCGGCGAATACCGGGTCCTTGTTGCGCGGATCCTGACCGATATCGACCTGAACGCCGCCGCTCGCATTGATCGATGCTGGCGGGTCGGCCGAGACAGTCGCATCGACAAGCGGCGCACTCTGCCAACCGCTCATGGCTTGGTCCTGAGCTTACCATCCGGGCCTATGAACCGCGTGCCCGAAGCAAGCTTGGCATAGTCGGCATCGCCACTGACTTTGACCGGCTGATCCGATGAAGCGCCACCAGCCTCGCCGCTCAGCCGCTTGAAAGCTGCGCGTGCGTGGCTATCGAGCAGATTGATACCGTCGATCGAGCGGCCCATACCGGCTGTATATTGCTCGCCCAGCGCGTTGATGCGCGACCCGAGAAGATCGACCATCTGCGTGATGGCAGCACGAAGCTGTTCCGGCGATTGCGAGGAATTGAGCGACTTTTCCCAGTCCCGGATACCAGCAAGCGATCCTGCCGACCCGCGAAAGGCGCGCTCCAGCTCGCTGACGACGGCCTGCTTTGCGGTGTTGAACTTGACCACGCGCGAATCGCCGGTCGCCGAGAGTGTGGCGTTACCCAGGCTATTCCATATCGGCATGCTGCGATTATGCAGATCCTCCGCGGCATGGTTCAGCGTGTCGAGATGGCCCAGCACGGTGTTGAACGACGTGATGTTCGCGGCCGCCTTGCCGCTGGTGAACTCCTTCCGAGTCGCGGCTCGGGTCTTCGCATTGGCCGCATCAAATGTCGGGTCATACTGCGCGGTCGCCTGCAGCATATTCTGCCAATAGGGCTTTGTGAGCGCGAACGACGACGGGAGCGGAAGCCGCCCATCCGATAGGGCCTTGACCTGGGACGCAATCTGCGGCGGCAACGTCTTGAGATATTCTTCGCCCGTTTTGGTTGGGTCGCCGGGGATCGTGCCGGCATTGCCGCCCTGAGACGTGTAGACCGTCTTCGCCCCACCCGATGCTGCCGGCCCCTGAGACGGGCTCTGGCCGCCGTTTTCGAACTCGCGCTGTGCCGCCGCGATTGCCGGGATATCCGCTGCCGTGATCAGCTTGAGCGGAGGAATGCCGGTCTTGCTCGCGACGTATTTGATATAGTTCGCCGTCGATTCGGGCGTGTTTCCCGGCGCGTTCGGAGGGGAATATTTGTTGATGATCCCGGCGATCGTGTTGACGCCCTTGCCGACATAGCTTTTGGTCAGCAGAGTTTCCTGCGCGGCAGTGCCTGATTGCGGGCTGTCGAACACGGCAAAGCCATCTGCCGATCCCTGATAGCCGGGCTGCGCCTTCGCGAATGGGCCGTCCTTCAGGTTGCCGGGATTGTTGTTGCGGTTGCCGCGCGTGTCGCCGCTGCCGCCACCCGCCGACCCGCCGCCGCTGGATTGATCACCTCCTCCCACCTGAACGATCGATTCGGTTCCGTCCGCGTTCTTGACGGTCATGTATTTCGAGGGATTATCGGCCTGATAAAGCACATTGCCGCGGTCATCGACGAGCGCGCCGCCCTGATTGATGACGTGCGTGTCATTGCTCTTCCCAAGCGCGCCGAGAACACTTGAGAACTTGTCCGCGCCCATGATCGCCGACAGGTGCAGCCCGATGAACCCCGCCGCCTTGGCCGGATCGCGGTTGATCATCTCGATGATCTGCTCGTCGTCGGACGTGTCCTCACCCGCCTTCTTGTCCGCGGCGATGCGGGCCTCAAGCGACTTCTTCGCCAGATCCGGGTTGCCCGACTGCAGCGCGCCGTACAGGTCCGCCATCTGCTGCAGGTCAACCTGCTGGCGGTTGCTGTCCTGCATGTCCCAGGACTGCTTTATGGCCGCTGCATGGTCCGGATAGAGTGTGGTGAGACGCGCGGCGCCTTCGACCGTGGGCTTGGCGAGATAGGCCGACACATCGGACGCATAGGCCGCCTTTTGGGCTGCTTCCTGCTCCTGCTTTTGCTTGGCGGCATCGATCTGCATCTGGTTCGCCTGCAACTGCTGCTGCTGCGCCTGCTGCTGATTGTAGCTCGGTACGAGATTATCGATCCCACCCATCGCCCGGAGATAATCGATCGGGTTGGTCGCCATCAGAAGCCGCCCATCCCGGCGAACTGCTGCACGACATTGTCGAGATAGCTGCCAGCGTTGTTCCAGTTCTGCGCGTTGATCGCACCCTTCGCGAGATATTTCCCCGCATTAGCCGCGCCCTGCTGGCCGTACAGGCCGGAGATCGACTGCGCCGCCTGCGCGCCAAGCTGGCCAAGCCCCGCACCCGTGGCACCACCCTGAGAGGAGATGCCGCCAAGATTGGCAAGCTGGCTCTGAATGACCTGGGAGAGCGTATCCCGGCCGAAATTCATCGACGCGGCTTGAAAATTACCGCCGCGCAGACCGCCCGATGCCGACGCATTGGCCAACAGCGTGTTCTCTCCATTCTGGAAAAGCGATTGATAGAGCGGAGACTTCAGCAGTGCATCGATCGATGCCTGCTGGCTGGTGCCACCGTTCAACCCGAGGAGATCGCCCTGCGCGCCGAGCGCGGATTTACCGGCATTGAGCCAGGGAAGCTGATCGGTGCGGGACTGATCGAACTCGCGCCGGGTTTCGTCGATGCCGAGCTGCGCGGCCTGAACCTGCGCGTCAGCCGCCTTCGTGGCCGCCTTCTTCGAAGACTTCCCGCCAAGAATGCTGCCGACAAAACTGAATAGGCCCATCAGCGCCCCTTTCGCGCGGGGACTGTGCCTGTTTTTTAGGCAGATTGCTAGCGGAATTGCCTATTTAATAGGCAATCAGGATATGGCGACGATTAGGCCGTTCTGCACCGTGATGGATGTCGGCGAAGCGAACGTCCCGCTAACCGGGCCGGAGACGGCCGCGAGGGCCGCCAGCGCTGCGTTGACGGTGAATTCCCCCGTCACCGCGCTATAGGTGAGGCCCGTGCCGGCGGCGAGCGAGGCTCGCGCCCGTGTGTCCGTATAGAAGAGTTTCGCCCCTTCAGTGATGTTGTCGGTATTGAGGCTAAATGCGTTCGCGCTGGTGATCCTGCCCTTCTGGTCAACCGTGAACGATACCGTCGCGCTCGCCGAGCCGTAGGTGTTTGGCGTGACGGCCGTGTCGGCCAGATCGATCGTCAGCGCCCCGCCAGCGCCGCCGTCCGTAAGGGAAATAGCGGCTGACTCGGTCAGCACGCGCTCGCCTATCAGCACATCGGACGCCGCCAGCACCAGCAGCGAGGCATTCTGAACGCCGGTCGTGAACTCGCCGCCACCAAGTGCGTCGCGCTGCAGATCCTCGAACGCCTTCACGGCCTGGGGTGTCGGATTGCCCATGAACTCGTAGATCTTCGGCCGCGCCAGAACGGCCTTGGTCATGACCTCGATCGGATCAGGCATCGCCCAGCCCCTCGATATCGGCGTTGAGCATAGACCATGGCGCCGTACCTGCGTCCGCACCGCGAAAGCGCAGACCGCACCACAGATCGAAGCGACGCCCCGGCCGCCACTGCGTGCGCTTGCGCCTCTCTCCAGCGGCTCCGGGCGACACGGAGCGTTCCTGTCCCCATGTCCGCCCGTCCGTCGTGATCGACAGGAATATCCGCGGATCTGTGCCGAACGGAGCATTGCCGGGCAGGCCCACAAGCTCCAGTGCATTGATGATGCCGCGCGAGCCGCCATTGAAGACGAGAGGCGTGTCGAACTGCCAGCCTGCCACCGATCCGAAACGCGTTTCCGCCCCCTGATTCAGAACACCGACGCGGCCCTGATCGTCGCCCACGATCCATTTCGCATAGCAGCGCACCAGATGCCGCGACGCATAGGGCTGGTCCATCAGGATGCCGTCCTTCAGGATCGTCCACACCTTTTTCCCGAAGGTCTGCGAGGCCGACGCGTAAAATACGAAACTCTGGTCGGGCAGATGCACGATCAGCCGCTGCTCGTCCTTCTCGATGCGCGTCTCAAGCTCGATCGCGCGCGCCTGTTCATCCGTCAGCAGCGCGAGGGCGTCATCCAGTTCCTGCCCGGATATCTTCTCGGCCTGGCCTGCTCCCGCCATATAGACCGCCAGCGCCTCGTTGCGCGCCGATCCCACGAACGCGAAGCTCTGCATGAATATCGCCTTGGCCCGCGGCCCGACACAGCCCTTGTCGATGATCGCGCCGGGATTGACCGAGAAGGGGAAGCCGGAGCCGCCGACATTGGTAAAGCCCTGGATCGAGTTGCGATTGAGCGCATAGACCTCGTCCCGTATCTTGATCAGGCCGGTGATCGGGTCGGGGTCCGCTTCCGATGACCCATATTTGAGTGGATCCACCGAAAACGGGTCGTTGAGATCGGTCACGACGATGAATTCGCCATCGGTCGTCATGAAATAGCCGTCGACCCAGATGAAGTCTATGACCGTGCCGAGATCGATGTCGGTCACGCGCGCGAGTGCTGTGCCATCCCAATACCAAAGATCGGTGCCGCTGTTGATGCCGAGCCGGTCGAACGAATAGTCGAACTTGGCCGGGCCGCCTGCTCCGACATCGCCTATGGTGGTCATTGTTCCGTCCGCCGCGATCGACACCAGCGCCGTGCCCATCACGCGATAGCAGGTCTCATTCCAGTTGATGCCCCCGCGGTCGGCGCCCGGTCCCGTGGCGAAGAGATCGACACCTGGGGCGCAGCGCAGATAGCCTTTCGATATGCCGGTATCCTGCACGAACGGCTCGCGGTTGATCGGCAGCGAACTGACGAAGCCGCTCTGGCTGTCGGCGTAGATGCCTTCGAGGATCGGGATCGGGGCCTGAACCATCAGCAGGAACAATCGGTCCAATAGATGAAGGGGCTGAGAGAGCCAAACCGTCGATTGCCAGCCCCGCGCGGCGTTCCCCAGCGATATTGCACGAGCGGCGTTTTTGAGCCGAGCGCGCGAATCGTCATCATCGCGTTCGCCAGGGCAATGCGGGTTCCCGCCTTCATCACCTTGTTGAAGCGCGGGAAGATGCGCATCGCGAGATAGAGCGCCGCCCCGTTCAATGTCGCATCGGGGATGCCGCTTTGGTCGTCCAGATCGCCCTGCCCGAACGTCGCCGGCTGGTTATAATTGAGATTGATGCCTTGGCCCTGCCATTCCGCCATCAGGCCATCGAGCCGGCGCAGGGCGGTCTGCAGTTCGTCCGCGGTCAGGTCGAACTCATAGCCCGCGAGAGCCGCCTCCTCGAACGCCATGTCGACGATGATGCGCTTGATCGCTGTCGACGGCATCGCATTGAGCGATCCATCGGCGACGATGCTCAGCGTGATGGTTTCCTCGAAGGTGCTGCCATTCGCCGTGACGATGGTGTTCGTCAGCACCGCTGATTCGCAAGCCGCGCCGCCCGACACCTTCGCGGTGATCGCGTTGACCGTGTTCGCGACATCCGAGAGCGTGACCGTGCCATCGGTCACCACCAGCGTTGAGGACGCGATGGTGTCGCCCTGAAGCCTGCCTATCCAGTTCAGGCCGTAGGTGCGGATCTCATTAGGTGATTTGGCTGCCCAGGTGACGGCCATCTAACCATTCCTCCCGCCATCAACTCGCCGTGACATAATCACCCCCCGCTGAGTAATAGGGCTGGATGGGGATGTTCTGCTCATTGGTCCCGCTCCACAGCCCGCGCAGCATCGAAGCCTGCGTGGCGTAGTTCGCGCGGATCGTCGCATCGCCGCTCGGGTTGAACGGCTCGGTTCCGTACAGGCTGGAGACGTAGCCGGGACCGCTCAGGAACGGCGTGCCTGTGAATGTATAGGTGATGCTCTGCGTCGTGCCGACAACCGCGTTGATGGTCGCGAGCAGAGGCGAAAGCGGCGAGGCGAACGAAGATGCCGCGGCGAAACGCAAGCCACCCCGATAGTCGCCGAGAAAGCCCGAGTTGGCGATCTCGAGCCCCGATGCGCCGTTCAGATCGAACGTCACGGTCAACTGGCTGGAGCTATCCTTGACCGCCGAAAGCAGGATAGGCCCGCTGCGATCATAGGTCGAGAAGCCCATCATCTTGAGCCACGACCATGCGTAGCGCCGCGCTTCCTCGACATAGCCAGCAGCCACGAAGTGGTACACGTCGCTCGTCGCGTGCTGGATATCGCATAGCTGCGGCCCCCAGAAATACCGCGTCGGGTCCGCCTGGCACATCGCCCACTGGATGCGCCGCAACGTCTCGCTGTTGGCGTCCGTGGCGCCCCAAACCGACGTGAGCGGCGTCATGATCCACTTCGCAGCGCGGCCGATCAGCGCCTCGTTATCGGCGACGATCGATGCTGTATCGGCGGCATAGGTTGCGATCTTGGTCGTGTCGGTGACGCACTCAAACTGCCCGCTGTTGATGATTGCGGTCGCGAAGTTGAGCCCGGCATGTCGGATGCCATCGCGCTGCGCATCGTTGTTTGCCGTCCCCGGCAGGCGCTCCCAGGTATATGTGCCGCCGCGACCGCCGAAGATCGTGGAGACAGGGCGCGCCGTGTCCACACTCTGGATCGTGTTGCCGAACATCGCCATCGGGCTGTTGTCGACGATCTTCAATTGCCTGCGATCGGCATCGTTGGGCCACGTCACCGTTCCGCCCTGCCCGAGCGAGCCGCCAACACTCCACAGATTGGCGCCTGCGGTCAGTGTAACGCCCGTGGTTCCGGCCCACATGTTGGTCGTCAGTGATTGGCCAGTGAACAGGACGACATGGCCGAACTTCTGAGCCGGGCCATAGGCCGAATAGGCGTATCCACCGCCTAGAGCGCCACGGCGGACGCGCGCCTTGATCCCGGCCGATGGAGGTGAAACGACCGTCTGCGACATGCCCGTGTATGCCTGCGAGGCGGCGGTAAAGCTGGCTACCGATGTCCAGTCGACAAGGCTCGCATCGGCCGTATCGCGGATCTCGTATTCGAGCGACGGCAGCGCACCTCGCGTATATTCGCCATTCAAGGGGAAGGGTCCGCCACCCGCACCATCCATCTGGATAATGCGATTGGGCAGGAATGCCGTAACCATGCCCGCGACTGTCGGATCGCCGATCTCGATCGAATCCACCGGGCCCGTATTAGGCAGCGTGCCGCGGAAGCCATGGGAGTAGGTCAGCGGCAGCGTTGGGGCGCCGGCCGTCAGATCGTACTGCGCGCCGATCTTGCGCCCGTTCATGTAGAGATCGACGAGGACGTTCGAAGCGGGCTTGGAATAGCGCGCCTGGAAGCTGTCGCCGTCGACGGGGGTAATGTTGAGCCCTATGGTAGCAGTGGTGCCTGTTACGCCCGCGACGGTTGGCCGCCAAGTCAACGCACCGGCTACGCCTGTCGCCGTCGACGACGCCAATGCGAGCGAACTGAAGGCGCCGCCACTGCTCGTGATATGATCACCAACAAGAAGCGACGTGGTCATGCCGGTGATCAGCGCCATCTGGCGGGTGATCCACTGGTTGTCCGTCACCGCCGTCGTGACGTAGCCGAAACTCTGTTGCGGAGCCGTGCCCTGTGTGCCGGAGAGTTTCCCGGCGACGAGGACGGACAGGGCCGTCGTGTTCGATCCCAGATAGGCGGATATCGCCCAGGTCAGGCCGCCAGTTTCGGTGGCGCGCCCGTTGATCGAGCCTGTAGGCGCGGCGAAACTGTCATAGACTGCGGCCGGATATGAAGCGACACGGCGTGTCATCAGGATTACGCGGCGCGAGCCGGGGATCATTACAGCACGATTCCATAAAGCAGGACCTGTCGCGCTACCGCCGTTGCGGTGAACCCGGCAACGGTCTGGAGTTCAGCGAACAGGCTCGCCGTGCTCAGTTTGATATCGAGATCGACGTTGGGTGTCTTGATGTAGCAGGCGGCGCCGAGATCTACCGGTGTCCCCAAGCCAATTGCCCCGCGATAGGAAGGCAGATCGGCCGAGGCCAGCGTCCACGCCGCATTGTCAGCCTGCGCGCTCGGTGGCGTCACCGAATAGCATTGCAGCGTGTAAGCCGCCTCGCTCGCCTGCAGCGCGGTCTGGTCGATCTTCACGATCGCCGTCAGGATGCGGATCAGCGACCCGGCCGGGATCGCGCTACCGTTCGCGTAGGTGAAGGCGAAGGGCTGCGCCACCGACATGATGTCGCCCGCGCCATAAGCCGCAGCGGCTGGGGTGAAGCTGGCGGATGCGGTGATGCCTGTGGCGGCAACGGAAAGCGTGCCATCCCCAGCGCCAATCGGATTTCCCGCCGAATCGACGAGAGCAACAGCATCAAGCACACCCTTGCTGGTCTGCCCATCTTCTCCGACGGCGCTTGTCAGAAACCCGAAAAAGCCGCGCTTGCCTGTATAGTAACCGAGAGCCATTCAATCCTCCTGCTCGCGAGGAACGGCGCTCGCGGCCCCGACCTTACGATATGCGATAGGTGACGAACGTCGCCGCAGCGGTCTTCAGGGTGCGGAACTGCCCCGACGTGACGGTCACTACCGCAGCGACGCCGACGATCGTGTGGCCGGTCGAAGCCGTCACCGTGAAGGTGTTGCCGCCCGTGTTGATCGCGCTCCAATCGAAACTGTCGCCGATCGACATGGCGGTCGCCGCATCGAGAGTGGCCCCGGTTTCAAGCGTCGCAGCCACGGCCGCTGCCGTCGTCGACGTGACAATGCCGCCCGTGATCAGCGCCGCAGTCAGCGTGCCGGTCGCGTTCAGCGTGCCGGGGGTCGGCTGGTAACCCACCCGGTCATAGACCACCGGGGCGACGCCCACGGCGTACATTACCGCCGCATCGCCTGCCGTGATCGTCACCACCGTGTCGTTGGAGAACGCAGCGGTGGTGTTCGCGCCGGAGCCGCTGAACGAATTCAGCGTAGCCGGCGGCTCGTTCGAGAAGGCGGCTACATAGTCGACGCTGTAGCTCAGGCCGCTATAGGTCGCCAGCTTGGACCCGGCAGGGACCGTGAGCGTAGTGACGCGGAAGGATTTTGCGGTCGACGATGCCATTACGAGGGTTCCTTCTTCGCCGATGCGGACTTCGGCACGGGCTTGCCGATCGACCAGCCATCCTTGGCGGCGGCGTCCGCCTCCTCGCTGTCATTGACGACGAGGAAGTCGAACGTCGCGCCATCCCATTCGAAGGCGGTGCCGACCTTGTAGAGCGTTGCGGGGAATTCCATCGGACTGCCTCCTGGATTCAGGTCTGCGAGAACATCTCGGCGCCGGTCATCTCCGGCTGCTTGTTCACAAGGCCGAAGAACACGTCCCAGCGGTACTTGGTGCTGAGATCCCCGATCGCGCCCTGCCGGGTCATCAGCACGGTGACGCCGTTGGTCGTGGTCGCCTTCATCGTGGCCATGCCGACATCGGGCGGCGGCATGTACTGCCCCGGCACGATCTCGAATGCGTCGGCCTGCCAGAACGGATTGACCGGTCCGGATACCGTGTTGAGGAAGGTGATCGCCGCCGTGCTGGTCGGCGTCGCGGTAACGTTCTTGTACTGCAGCTCGGGATCGGTGCCGCCGCCTGCCGAGATGATAGGCGGCGAGATGACCATCGTGGTGGAATTGGTCACCGAGATGACGCGGAACGTCTTGAGCGAGCCGGTGTCCAGCTTCGTGATGTGATGGACCTCGTTCACGCCCAGGATGGTGAACGCATCGCCCGCCTTGACGCTCGTGGTCGAGTTGACCGTGATCGACTGATAGCGGTTGTCGACGTTGCTCGTCTCGCCGGTCGCCGCCGTCGAAGTCGCCTTCGGCGTGTAATATTGGTTGGCGGCGTTGAGCGTGATGCCCGAACCCGCCGCAGCGGTGAGGCGATAGGCATAGTCGAGCTTGTAGGTGTCGAAGCTCGCGACCATGCCGACCTTGGCCATCTCATAGGCGTTGAGCGACTTGGCGCTCTGCCCGAGCGTGCGGGCGGCCAGGTTGGATGCCATGCCGTTATAGTCGGCCGACGACAGGACGAGCCTGCGCTCGCTCATCGGGACGCCCAGATTGTTGAGCTTGGTGTCGATCGCGGCTACGTCATCGAAGCCGCTCGCGGCCGCGGCGCGCTTCACGAAGATGGTGCCGGTCAGGGCAGCGAGATTCGAGCAATCGACGTTGATGTCGCTCGCGAGACGCTGCAGCGCGGCTTCACCCAGGCGCTCTTCCTGCAGCATGTCGCGAAGCTCGGTCGCGGACAGGGTCAGCGGCACCGAGTGCGAATAGCCGAGCGTGGTCGGCACCGAAAGCTGCGTGTAGTTGCGCGCGAAGTTGGCGCTCTGGTCGATGCCGGTGAACGACTGCGCGATGTAGGGCATCGGGCGCCAGACAGTGTTGCCGGAGCGCTCTGCCAGCACATTCGGGATGATATATTTGCTGAACAGGTTCGAGATCACCAGCGCGTCTTCGAACTTCTCGAAGACCTTCTCGAACGCGACCGTCTCTTGCTTGGAAAAGCTGTTTGCCATGGGAATGCCCCTGCTGTGTTGAGATCAGCCCGGTCTTGCCGGGATCGCCGATCTCCCCTTCACAGCAGGGGGCGCTGGGTGGCGTGGTCGTAGCAATATGCCTATTTTTTAGGCAGAGCAAGCGACTTGTTCAGGACGCCGATGCACGCTGCTCGCGCCGATATTGGATAACCTTGGACCGATCCCCCGTGCGATCCGCCTCCTTCTCCAGTTCGGCAAGGCGCTTGTCGCTATTGCCGGTGGACAGTGGCGCGGCGCCACGCACATGCGATTCCGGAGCCGGCGGCTTCTTGCGGGTGGTCACCTTCACGTCCCTTTCCAGATTATTGAGCGCGACCGCCAGCTTGATCGGATCCTTGATCTTCGCGATGTCCGTCAGGCGGCCCGGGGATTTGCCGAGCGCTGCGACAACGGCAGCCGGATTGGCGCATGCCTTGATCAACACGGTCTGCTGCATGGCATCGAGTGAGGCTTTCACCGTCGTCTCGGCATCGTCGAAGTCGGGCAGCTTCAGCGCGACCTTCTTCTCGTTGTAGCTCGCCAGTTCGGCCTGCCACTGCTCCTGAATGGCTTCCTGCTGACGCTGCGCTTCGGTCTGGCTGTCCTTGGCCTGTCGCGTGCGGTCATTCCAGGCGAGCAAGGCGGCCTCGAATTTCTCCTCGTCCCATTCGAGGCTTTCGAGCGTGGGCTTCGGCCCCGCATCGATCGGCTTGTCGACGGGCAGGCGGGCGCGCAGTTCGCGATTCTCGGCCTGAACGCGCTTGAACTCGCTGCGCATGTGGCGAACGAGATCGGTGCCACCTTGGTCATCATCGCCGTCACCATCCTCGCCGAAGCCGACGATCGTCTCTTCGGCATCTTCCTCAGTTTCGGGGGTGGGCGCGCCCTCTTCGGGCTGGATGATATCGTTCACATCAAGCTCAAGCGGCTCGTCTTCGATAATCGTGCTTGGATCGGTCGCCATGTTCATTCCTTCACTCGCTGCTTACGGCGCAACGGTTGCCGTCAGGCCGTACCAGCCGGCCTTTCCGCCGCGATACGGCGCGTCTGTGCGTCGTGGGCGGCAATCCTGTGTGCATCGTCGATCGCGGTCGTCTTGCGCGCGACGTGATGGATCTCGGCAATCTTCTTCGCCTGATCGAGTGGCGATTCGGCGGGGCGCATTCCCGAAGGAGCACTCTCCGGCCCGCCGACTGCCGTTGCCTGCGCCAGGGTCAGCACGGTCTTGGCCTTCGACTGCTGCGTATCGGCTTCAGCTTTGGCCGCCTGCGCCTTCTTCAGGTCCGCCGATGCCGCCAGTTCGGCCGCCTGTGCCAGTAGCGCGGTCTGCGCGGGGTCGGGCTGCTGATCGGCGTTCTGCGCCTGCTCCATCTGTGCCTGTTCTTCCGGCGTCGGCTTCGCGAGCCCGATCTTGAGCATCCGTTGACGGTTCCACGCTTGAAGCTCGTCCAGCCCCTCGCCGTCCATCTGCTGCACGGCCACGGACAGGGCGGCAGAGGCTAGCTCCATGTCCTGCCCGGCGGTCGCCACCTGTGCGACGTTCAGCATCTGGTTCACGGTCTTGTCGCGGCGCGTGCTGGTCGCCTCGGTCACGTCCGAGATGACCTTGTACTTGCCGCGCTGGAGATCGTTGCGAATCATGTACAGGCCGGTTTCGTCGGTGAATCCCTCATGCAGGACTTCGGTGCCCTCCTCACCGTCCTCGCCCAGCGTCTCCACCTTGCGGCCCGGCTCGAAATAGACCTCCTTGGCCATGTCTAGATAGATTTCGCCCTCGCGCTGCACGGACTGGCGCATATTGTCCATGTAGATGCCCGACTTCGCATCGGTGCGCGTCGCGGCAAGGTCCATCGCAGCATGTGAGGTGTTCGAAACAACCTCGTCGGCGCCATCCTCGCTGTTCGTGACCTCGGTCAGGTCATTGCTGGCGATCTGGAGAAGCGCCGCGGTAACCTGGGGGACGTCTGGCGGCTTGATCGAACCGATGGGCGGCGTGGGAATCTCATTGCCGTTCGCGTCGACCGTGGGATTCAGCAGCAAATAGGGCGAGCGATTACGGTTCTGGTCGGCCCATGCGCTTTCATGGCCGGCAATCTGGCCGGGCGTGACGATCGGGACTTCGCGGGGTGCCAGAGAACTCGTCTCGACGAGCTTGGAGACCTCAGCGTTGTAGATGCGCTGAGAATCCATCGCGAGCTGCACATGGCCGCGCCACCGCTCCATATTGTCGATGAACCAGCGCTTGCCATAGACGCAGACGATCGGGAGGCAGGAGCCGGCAATATAGCCGTTATCCTCCAATATCTCGGCGCCGGACATCACATATTTGTGGACGCGGCGGCGCTTGACCTTACGGCTTGACTGCTTCCATCCCTGGGTGACGAGATCGGTACGCGCCTGCGCCTCGATCTCGCTGTCGAACCAGCGCTGCGAAGCGTCGCTTACCGGATTGGTGAAGATCCACAGCTTCTCGTCGGTGTCCTCGACCTCGTAATATTCGGCGATGCGAACGATGTCGGGCGTGTACCAGTCGTACCATGGCTTGATCAGGTTCGACGGCCAATCGGCTGCGCGATGAGCGCCATACTCGGCCGTGAATGCCTGCCGGGTCATCGCCGTCAGCACATAGCCGAACTTCGCATCGGACTTGTCGTAGAGCTTGCTGTTCAGGTCCATGAACACCGATTGGTCGGCATCCACGATGACCATGCCGGGGTTCACCCGCTGCTCGTCGCTGTCCTTGTCGTAAGGGTCGGCATAGTCCGTGGTCAGGCGATAGGCACCGAAGCCACCCGAGACAGCCTCCTGAAACGCATTGTCCCGTGCCTGTTGCGATTTGAAGTGGTAGGCATCGGCGCGATGCACACCATCGAGCGTGGATGCCGTGTGGTCGTTCGCATCGTTGGACACGGCGCGATAGTCGACGGTCAGCCGGTTGGCGCGATAGTCCGTCTCGATCTTCTCCAGCCCGCGCGCCGTCTTGTTGACCTCAACACGGATGCCGTTCTCGAACTGAAGGCCCCATTCGCCTTCCCATTGAGCGCCTGGGATCGACACGAAGCGACGGGCCTGCAGCGACTCCGCACGGATCTCGACCTGACATTTGAAATCGGAGAAGCGCTCCATCGCGCGGGCATGGACCTCGGACAAATGCGTGGCGTCGGACTCCTCCGCCTCGTTGTCCGTGTCATCATCCGGCTGTGTCTCCATTCGATCCCCGCTGTTCGAGGATGAAATAGCATCTGCCTATTTTTTAGGCAATTGCCTAATCCGTGGGCAGATAGATGATCCCGTGCATCATCTCGCCACGCGCGAACATCTGGCTTTCCTTGAAACGCATGTCGAGCCTGCCGTCCTTGCGGTATCTCGGCTGCACTGGCCATATCGGTGCCCATTCGATGTCCCAGCGGAATTTCATATCGGGCATGCCGCAACCGCCTCCCTGATCTTCGCCTCCAAGGCCAGCTTGGCCAGGATCAGCCGATCGAGCGCGACGCCGTAGTCGCCAACACGCGCGATGACTGAGACGGAGCCGACCTTCTCATGCACGCCGATCTCGATATCGTCGCCCCGATCGCGGGCGAACACGGGCTTGGTGTCATAGTAGATCATCGCCTGTTGAATCCTGTCGACATGGAGGGGATGGGAGCGGGTGCCGCGACCTTAGGCGCCGGCGGCTTACGAACCGCAGCCGTCTCGAATGCCTTGTAGCCATGGCTGAACTGATCATGCAGCGGCTTGTCCTTCCAGACACCCAGCCGATCATCCCATTCCTTGCGGTAGCTGTCGAGGCAGTCGATCAGACGTGCGCAGCGCTGCTCGTCAATCCACACGGTGGGCAGATAGGTCCGCGATGCCTCTATGCCGTCTTGCTCGCTGGCGATGCGAGGCACGACGCGCACAGGCTTGATACCAGCCTCCTCCGCATGCTCCTTCGCGCTCTTGGCGTCCTGTCCCAACCTGCGATGCGATGCGTCATGCGGCATGAAGTGCTCGGAATAATTATAGGGCTTCTCGCGCAGGTGCTTGGCGTAGTGGCCGAAGCCCTCGCCGCTGTTCTCATAATAGTCGATCAGCCGCCGCTCCATGCCCACGTCCTGCCAGAAGCAGATCGTCATCGCATCGCCGACGCCCAGATCCCACGTCGTGTAGACCGGGATGTCCAGCACGGGGATGCGGCAGATCCTGCCCTCGGTGCGGACGCGCAGCATCTGCGGCCCGAAATACGCACCCTCGACGCTCGCCTCAAATGCCTCGTCAGGGGTGGACGGATATTCCTGCTTCATCTTGTCGCCCTGTTGCTCGGCCTTCTTCACGTACCAGGCGCGCTGCTCTCGCGACAGCCGGATGCCCTTCGCCTCCAGCTTGCTGAAATACTCCACCATCTCGGTTGTTTCGATCACGTCCGCGTCGAGAACGTACCCCTCGTCTCGCCACCATGGGTAGAAGTGAAACTTGAAATCGAGCGCGGTCAGTTGCTTGCCGGCGTCCTGCATCTGGCGGGCCTTCTTCACCATGTCGTGAAACTCGCCTGCCCTGCCCTCCGCGGTCGATTCCACGGTGATGACCTGACCCACGGCCACGGTGTTGAATGCGCCGGTCTTCACCTCCTCCGCGCGATCGGGATATTTCGCGCACAGCTTGCCATATTCGGACACATGCAGGCGCTGGAGAGTCCCTGAGCGCAACGAGACACCTACACGGATCGATGACCCATTATTGAACCGAAGGCTCTCCGCGCTGTCGTTCTCAGCCGCCCTGATGCGCTTGAAGGGCGTCGGCAGGTTGTCATAGGCGAACTTGATCTTGTCGCGGAAGAATGCCTTCGCATCGACGAGGTTGTGCGCGATCACGCCCGCGCTCAGGTTCGGGATGAACAGGCAGTCGTCCAGCATGTCGAGCTGGATCACGGTGGTGAAACCGCGCTGGCGGGCCTTGAGGATCACGTCCAGAATCCACCGATTGAGGATGAAATCCTCCTGATCGGCGTTCATGCGGAACGGCTCCTTGACCCCCTGCTTGTTCTTGATGTCGTAGAACCCGCCGCGCAGGCGTGCGAGCTTGTCGGGGTATTTCTCCACCAGTGCCCGAATGAACCGAGCCTCGGGCGCGCTTAACGACTGCCCAGCCACTTAGCCGATTCCTCATCCAACCCGATCGTCGCGTCGAGCTTGAGCAGGTCGCCGTACCGCTTCGGATCCCACTTCGCCAACAGCTTGAGGCGGGTATCCACACGCAGCCGGCTGCGCGCGATCCACTCGCTGTTGGCTACGTCCCCACGTTCGCTGCTGATCGTGTCCTGCGCGGTGTTGTCGGCGATGTGCAGGCAATCCGCGGCGATGGTATCGAAACCCTCCTCTCGCGCGCGGGCGTATGCGATGGCCAAACTTTCGTCTGCGTCGCACCAATCTCGCCACGCGTTGGGAGTGGGCATGCCCTCATCGCGGCATATCGCAGCCAAGGGCTCACCGGCGGACAAGCGCCGAAGCACGTCAGCGACGAGTGTTGCCGTTTTCTTCGACACCCTAGGCATCGTCTTTCCCCTCCCAAGCCCTCTCCACCGCCAGCGGATCGAGCATCCACGCCTGATCCGTCCTCTGCGCTTCGGCGATGCGGTCTTTCATCCATGTGAGCATGTTAGTTTCCTTTCGCTACTGGTTTTAGTGATCGAGTTCTCTCATGGCCCTGGCGTACATGCCGATCAGGTGGAGCGTGCTTGGGCAGCAATGCGCGTATTCCATGCTGACACCTGAAGGCTCCTCGATGGCCATGACGATCGCGATCGATGTCGGCGCGAACTCTCCGCTGTCGATGCTGCGGAGTGTCGCGATGAGCGCGTCTCGCGGTGACCAGTCGTCGGCCGTAGCACCGGCACGATTTGCCTTCGCCTCGCCGATGCTGGTCGGGTAGCTTGCGAAGTCCTCGCTCATGCCCCCACCCTCCCCGCACGAAAGCTATCGAGGGTGGGCTCGTGTTCGAAGCGTCGGCTCATGCCCGTACCTCGCCAACAGCCTTGCCCGGCAGCCGGCTGATCTGCGCCGCCAGCGTGCGCTCGGCCTCTTCCCAGCTCAGCCCGATCGCAATGTAATCGTCGATGGTCGGCAGCGGCTTCGGTCCCTTCTGTGGTGCGAGGCCCTTGAAGCCGTATTCGGCGAGGATCGCGGCTGCCTGCTCCGGCGTGCATTGCCCAGCCGTGTCGGCCTGGGGCGGCTCACCGAGCGGTGTCATGATATGGGCGTTGCGCAACCGTTCCAGGCGTCCGAAGATCAGCTTGCGATGCTCCAATGCCGGATCGGCGATGGCGCGAACCTGGCCCACGGCCGGCAGGAAGCCGCGATCGGAGCGCTTCACCGCTTCGTCGATCGCATCGGCAAGGATGTCCTGCGGGATGTCGCGCAACAGCCGTGTAGTCTCCGCCAGCCATGCCGCGATCCGCTTCTCGTCGCGCTCATTGCCCATTGCCATCATCAGGGCAGACAGGCGATCGACCAGCCAGCTTCCGTCACAGGGCTGGAGCGCGAAGGCATTGCGCTCGACGAGATCGCTCAATCGGTTCGCCAGTCCGTTTCGGCGCAGCCGGCGGAGAGCTTCCGATGCATCCCAGCCATCGAGCCGATACGCGCTATCAGTCAATTCCAAGACGAGTTCGCGCGGCAAGAACGGCGTCCGCTGTGCTGGGGCGGTTTCCGTTGTGATGATGCTGGTGCCCATTTCTGTGTTCCTGCGGTTTCGGGTCGTAAATTCCGCCCCATCCGGCGGCGACGGCGTGTTCGAGAATCCGGCCGGGCGGCCAATCCTCGTCAGTGAATTTCTCGATGTCCCTCAGAAACTTGGTGTAGGCAGTAGGGGTGTTCGAGAGGTGCTTGGATTTGCGGTTCGCCAAAAAATCCAGCCAAACCTGTGCGTCGGCGAAATCTGGTTTCGGAAATGGGTTTCCCTTACGCGCGGGCGCGGTACACACATCCGGGATAGGTTTAATTTCTTTGAAGGGGGTCTGGGGGAAACTTTCTTTATCAAGGGAAGGGTTGTCCTCGCCGCATCCGTGGACTGTCCGTGGACTGTCCGTGGACAAAGCGGCGGCGGCCCGTTCTTCGCGCTTTCTTGCGGCATCGCGATGGCGGCGATTGCTGACCTCTGCATCACGCGCGCGGATTTCCGCATCCCTTTCGTCAAGAGCGCGCACGGCAATGATGATCGCTTCCAGCGGAGCGCCGGCATCCGACATTGCTTGCATCAACTCGGATGTGGTCATTGCCATCAGGCGATCACCTCCACAGTGACTCGGCCGCCCTTGATCGGCTCACCTACGATCGGGGGCTCTGGGCGAAACCAGAAATCATCCACGCCAAGCGCGTCGGCGATGCCGTCGAAATAGCCCTTCATCGAAGAGAGCAGGCCGTCGCGGTCGTAGTGATAGCGACCAGGCGGGTTGAACGTCGCGCGCAGGATGATCGGCACGTCTCCGGCGCATATCCCGACCTTGGCCGCCTTCGTGGCATAGTAGCCATCCTCGCGAGCCTTCTTGAGCGCATTGGTGCGCGGCCAATGAGACCGGGACCGATGGTTCGGCGTCAGCGGCTTGGGGGGCCAAGGCAGAACGATGATCGTCATGCGGCGCGCGACAGTGCATATGCCCCAAGGGGCGTGTCGGAGAGCATCCCCAGCGCGGCGCGATAAGTCTCGAGAATGGCGTCCCGCTCATCGCGCATCTGCTTGTCCATGCGCCTGTCGCGGACGATGATGCGCATGATCTTCGGGTCATAACCCTGCGATTTTGCCTCCAGATAGATATCCTTGATGTCGTCGGAGATTCCGCGCTTCTCTTCCTCCAGGCGCTCGATGCGCTCGATAAAGAGCCGGAGTTGATCGGCCGCAACATTGTCCACCATGGTCTTCTCCTGCGAGTTGTGGCCGATGACGGCCCGGATAGGTTCGAAGCACTCCAGCCCCGGCGGATCGCGCTCGTCGTCGCGGTCGATCAGCTTGGCTTCGGCGCTGGTGATGTCAGCGAGCATGGCCGCGCTTTCGCGATCGGCTCCGTCGCGCCGCGCGATACGGTAGGTGCGCAGGTTGACGGAGCCGGCGGTCATGCGGCATTCCGCATCGCGATTTCATCCACCCAATAGACCTTGGGCTTCGGCGCCTGTTCCGCCTTCTTGCGTGCGATGTAATCGGCACGCGGCGTTGGCAGCCCGCATTCCTTCCGCCACCGCGTGATCACTGGCCGACTGACGTTCCATGCCTTTTCCTGCTGAGGAATCGTCATGGACCCGGCCCGCGCGGCAAAGTCCGGCGGACATGGCCGCGAGCAATGGATGTGGTGCATGTTAGGCCGCTGGATGTTCTTTTCGGCAATCCACCTTCGGATCGTCTCTGCACCGCGGGAATATCGGCGCTGCAGTTGCTGGATGGTCTCGACGGGCGCGTATCGGACCAAATCCCACGGCGTCGGCGGCAGATCCACGGAACGTTGCTTGCACCCACGCAGGATCGCCTTGCGCACGACCTTGCGATCGACACCAATGCGGATGGCTATCTCGGGATAGCTATAGCCGCCTTCGTGCAGCCGCTTTATCCGCGCCAGTTTCTCAGCGCCCAGCCAGCGCCGCTGCGTAAGGGGCTCAGCCTTAGCCATCGATCCGTCCCTTCAACTCAGCGATCCGCGCCACAGCCGCTTCCTGCACCCTCGCCTGCCCATCCTCGTCCAACTCCCCGCGGCGCGACGACACCAGCGAATTGATGTCGATCACCGTCGTCTTGCGGGCGAGATGAGCCAGGATGTCGGCTTCGGCGTCGGTGGTGGTGAAGGCTTCGCCCATGTCGGCGTCGGAGCGGCCCTGCTCTTCGGTTTCGGGCTCCGGGTCGGGCCGCGCCTGCTCCAGCAGCATGGCGGAGGTGACGGGCGCGGTCTCCGGCGACATCGCATAGGAGATATCCTCGACCTCCTCCGCCGTCTGGTAGCCGAGCATGACTTCGGGTGCGTAGAGGTTGATCAGGAACGACGCGCTGCGATAGCGCAGCATGACTTCCGGCATCGTCTGGTACTTCTTGTTGCTGGTCCAGCCCTCCGCCTTGGCCATCGCCATATCTACGGTGATCGCGACGCGCTTGCCGGATTTGGCGAGCGTGGCAAATGCGGTCGCGGACAAGCCACCGTCCTTCCCGCTGATCTCCCAGTCGATGTCATCGCGGAACTTGCCGGAGGCGTTCGCGCGGGCGATCATATACTTCGTCTTGAAGCCGGCGGTGCCGTGGATGATGTGGATGTTCTGCATGACCGTCATGCGGTCCTCGCCCATCCGGTCGGCGATCGTCATCGCGATATAGCAGTTCGCCATCGCCTGTTGCGGCGTGCCCTTGCGCAGCGCGTCGGGTACCAGCGGGGAGAACGCGAAAAGCTGTGCCTGGCGCTGCATAAGCGCGAACTTGGCGGCTTCGGCGGATTGATATTGCACGGGCGCCGGTGTGGCGTCGGAAGCGGTGGTGATTGCGGTAGCCATTAGATTTGCTCCAGTTCTTTGAGAAATTGCGCCTTTCGGGCACCTTCCGGTTCGGCGCCGCGCAACGCCAATTCGGCATCGATCGCGTCATGCGCGGCAGTGCGGCGCTCGCCCGTGAGACTGTAGGACAGGGCGTAGAGCGCGCGCAGGTTGCGGATGCCCCAATTGCGCATGCGGGCACGGTCCTGTGCTTCGGTGGGCCGCGTCATGCCGCCTCCGCCCACGCCGAGCCTTCCGGCGTAATCCCGTCGTCGATCTGCTTGCGGGACCAGCCGGGCAGGCCGAGCTCGACGGGATCATCGGCGTATCCGGGCCAATGGTCTTCGTTCAGGCACCGCGCGAAGAGACGGATCGCCTTGCGGTTGAGCCAGCGACCGCGCTCGATATCCTCCGCCGGCAGCGGATAGAGCGCGGGCCGATAAGGCTGCTCCTTCTCGAGAACGATGTGGATCCAGTGCTCGGGATGCGCGCCGAATATAGCCTTGATGCCGTCCATGTAGAGTGCGGCGGACTGGTGATATCCGAAGTTGCTGATCGCGCGCTGAAACGCCGCCGGAGACGCATCGGCCGCCGTCTTCAGGTCGGGAACGATCCGGCGCTTGTGCGGCAGGAAGTCGGGCCGGCAACGCAGCCACACTTCGGTTTCCGGGTCTTGCCACGCCAGCGTCACTTCGGGCTCGCCGTTGGTGAGCGCGGCGACCGCGGCGGGATTGGATTGCAGGCCGGCGGCCATGGCGCGCACGGTCTCGGCTTGATCCCAGGTCAGGATAACCTTGCCTGCGTCGCGCGCTTCATCGCGTGCGGCGTGCTGGTCTTTCTGCTTCTTCGTCGACTGAGCGCTGAAATCCTCCGCCAGCACATAATAGGCTTCGGGCCAGCGATCGGTGAGCAGCAGCATATCGTGCGCGGCCTTGCCGACGCTGAAATGCGGCTTTTCCTTTTCCGGCGGGCGGTTCGGGTTGAGCGGGCTGTCCCACCAATAATGAGCCGGCGACTTGCCGAGCATCGTCTTCAGTCCCGACGAGCTGATCGACGGCCCCGGCAACAGGTTCGGCGCGCGGTGATATTCTTCCGCGCTTACGTCGTGATATGCGCCGGGTTCGGTGATTATCGGCGGCATCTTGTCTGGTGGTGCTTCCTGTGTCACTTTGCGTCTCCTTTGTTGGAGAAGGTCCGGGCGGTATCGAAGCGGCCCGGGCCTTCGTTTTGGGGTTAGGCGGCTGCTGCTCTGCTGATCGCCACGAGCTGCTGACCACGCGCGACCATGCGCAGGCCGACCGGGCGCAGAACCTTCTTCTCGTCGCTATCGAACTCGCCATCGAGCGCGGCTCGAACGATCACGGCATTGTCGTCGCTATTGTCCGCGGCAATCGCACCCGGCGGCGTGTCCTCGACATCCGGCAGCCAGAACGCGCCCTGATCGGCGAGCTTCAGCCATTCGGTGGTGAACTCGGGACCGAGGAAGCGGCTGATCGAAAGCACATGGCCCAGGTCGAGCGGGCGAAACTCTTCATGCTCGGGATCGTAGCGCGCGCACTCGATGCGGCGATCGGGAACGCCGGTCGCATTGGATAGCTGCTTGACCGAATAGCGCTTCCCCCGACCGACATAGAGATCGAGCGCGGCGGCAAATTCGATAAATGCTGCGCTGCGGGAAACGAGCGGAACTTTGTTCGCTGAACACAGGGGGGCGGTCATTTATTCGCTCCGTTATGGACAGAAACAGCCGCGCCAACACGCCAGTTCACATCGGGTCTCTGGTGGCCGAGATCGTGGGGCGTCTGGAGGTACAGGTAGGCGAGCGCGAGGACGTGCCCGGCGATTGCTGTGAGGGTGAAGATGAGGGGCATTTAGGCTCTCCCTTCGATCGGGATGCACCAGCCACGGCCCCATTCATTGCGGATCAGGCCGGGCAGCCGCTTGTTCATCCGCGCGAGATGGACGCGGAGATTTTCGCGCTCGTATTGCGGTGCGGCATCGGGGTTCGGCCAAACATATTCGATGATATCGTCGCGCTCTACGACGCGCCCACGGTTGAGCAGCAGCGTTTCAAGGATCCGATGCTCAGTCGGCGGAAGGTAATATTCGACACCACCGACGCTCAGCATGCAGCGCAGAGATTGCGGGTAGCTCATCGTTATGGCGCCGCAGACCCCAACGGGTTTGCCCACCAAGCCAAGAACAACTTTGTTGTCTACGCGGCGATTGATGAAGCGGGGGCGATCAGGGCCGCAAATCTGGTACACGCGAGCGCGAGAGATGCTATAGCGCCGGGCAATCTTCCACACGTTCTCGCCAGCACGCGAGCGCTGAATGATATCCTGATTGCGGTCGGTGAGCGCATCGGAGCGCGTTGCGCGGTAGGGCCTCTCAGGGATGACGGTGGGGGTCATGGCCGGGTCTCGCGATTATGCATGCACAGGAAACTCAGCATTTGTTCTGCCGCGAGGCTCACCATCCAATCGGAGCGCTGGCGGTGAAAGCGGAACTCGATCACGTGCGGGATGCAGATCGCGACCTGGCCGCCAAAGCGATAAAACGGATGGCGCCAGCTACCGAGAACGGCGCGACCGATGCTGACCGACATCATCCACGACCAGCACAGGCTGGCAGGATGATGATACGCGGCGATATTCCAGCAGCGTTGCTTGCTGGTGCGATTGAAGAAGCTATACGCGCTGGGCCAGCCTTTGAAGGTCTTAGCTTTCGCGACCAGCCAATCGCCGATGATTTCCTTGCCGGGGCCTTTGATCGTGCCATAGGCGGTCAGCGCGGAATCGATATACCACGCCTCGCGATCCGAGAGCGGGCGCGCGGGGCCGTACATCTGGGCAAGCTTGAGCATGCCGCTCGCTTCCGGTTCCTGCATGTGGCGCGCTTGGCTCACCGTTCAGGCCCTCCGTTGACAGGGGAGGGAATCCCGATGGGTTTCGGTCCAAAACGGACATTGTGGCTCAATTCAGGGATTGCCACGCGAACCGCAGAGGTTCCTATTCCGCAGTTCCCGACTCGCCAGCCGTTAATCAAGCGGCGGGGAAGCCTCGGGGATTCCCCAGGAGGGGCCACTGCATGGTCACGCACTTCGTCCGCAAAGCGGTTCCATTTCACATCGATCACGGGTTGGCGCATGCCCGCATCGGGAAGCACATGTTCTACATCCCGGTCCCGGTCATCCTGCAGATGGCCGAGATGCTGCAGCGCGAACTCCACCGCTGGCAGCATGAAGAGCATGTGGTTCTGCCGTTCCCCAAGGGGCGAAAGCGCAAGAAGCAGGGCTGACATCAGGCGGCCTTCTCGAAGCGCGCCAGAACGGCGATCTCATCCTCGGTTGCATCGACGATCGGCCCAAGCTTCGTGCCGGTCTTGCGAAAGACGGCAATCGCCAGCGGTAGCGTCCATGGGCGCTTGTTGCCGAGCAACTGGCTCGCATACGGGATGCTGATCGACAGCATGTCGGCGAGCGCGGTGGGCTTTTCGGGGAGCGTCTGCATGCCAGCATGTTTGCATAGCGCAAACATTTCTGCAACAGCTAATGTTTGCTCCCCGCCTGACGCATCAAATCGTGCGATCAGGCATATGTATGCAATGAGCAAATCCGCGCCGACGCTGTACATAAAGGAATGGCGGAAGGCGGCTGGCCTTACCCTTCGTGCGCTTGGTGAGAAGATCAGCGACAAGGTGAGCGGCGGAACGATCCATTCCTATGAGACCGGCGAGCGCACGCCATCGCAAAGCAGGCTGGCGGAAATCGCCAAGGCCGTCGGCACGGAGCCGGCGCGGCTATTCGAGCGTCCGCCTCCGCCCGGCGGAACGGCTGAGCCCGTGGCGGCGAGAGTGAGCCGCATCCTCGAGCGCATGGAGCCCGACATGCAGCAACAGGCGATCCGGGTTCTGGAAGCGCTTGCTGATGGAAGGTCCGGCGCCTGATGTCCGCGGTCGATCCGCAAGGCGCCGACGGTACACCGTCACCAGGCTGCGGCATGCTCGCGATCGGCATCGCCTTTGTGGCGGGGTTGGCCATATTCGGATCCAGCTCGGCCAGCGCCCAATCGCAGAACTCGACAACGAACTGCTACCGTGTCGGCAATCAGGTCCAGTGCAACACCGTATCGCAGGGCAGCACGCTTTCCGTTCCGCCGCCGCCTGATTATAGCCGGCTGAACGCGCCCGCTGCCCAAACCGACTATGGTGCGCTTGGGGCCGCCCTCCGCGCCAGAGAGCAGCGCGAGACACGAAGGCGAGTCGGTCGCTACGTCGCCAACGGTCAATGCGCCGACGCTCGCCGCGCTGCACTGGAGAGCGGCGACTTCGATCTCGCCCAACAGGTGGATGCTACCTGCCGCTGAATAAAGCGGTTTCCCGTATGACCTGATTCGCTGATTTCCAGATTGGCCACATTGCCGCGCCAACAATGTTTGCTTTCCGCAAACTAGCGCTTGCAATCATGTTTGCGTTGTGCAAACTATCTCCCATAGGCAGCACCCCGCTGCGGGAGACAGACGGTGGCGAGTGAGATCAGTTCGAACGTAAAGCTTGCGTTGGAGTGGGTCGGCTACTGGTCGCGCGCCAAGGCTGTCAGCTTCGAGCATGTGCAGTCCGTCGAAGATATGCACGAATGCCGCAAATGGTGCCCTCAGATGAATGTCGGCGCGGTCATCGACGTGACCGACGCGGAAATGTGGCAGGCTCTTGAGGAGTTTCGCACCATTCCCGGGTCCAGCTATCGGAAGGTGGCGTGACCATGTGCGGCGAATGGCAACCGATCGCGTCGGTCCCCGACGATGTTCGGGAAGCCCTGCTTTGTTGGCCGGCGCTTCTGCTCGATGCGGACGATAATCTGACCGATCAGATTGCCGGACTGCCGCTCGTCGGGCGCGCTACTCGCATATCTGCGAAACACGGCTGGGATAGCAACGAACCCGAACTCGAAGCGAACGGCGCCTATTTCGGCGACGCGTGGGAGTCCAGTCATCCAACGCACTGGATGCGGCTTCCCGCCCCTCCAGCAGCCTAACCCAAACAACACAACCGGGGAGACGCCTCCCCGCTAGCCGGATGGAGGAAGAGTGGTGGAGCTTTATTCGATCAGACCGAACGGCCGCAGGGTTCCGGTAAAGCAGACGGGCAACCGCTTCTTTCGCTGGTGCAACGGCCAGGGTCGATATTTCCCGATCGCGCGTGCCGAAGTGATTTTCGGCTGATGGGCATCGGCGGTTCCTGGGTGGCGCGCTTCGATGACGAGCCGGGCAATGGCGACGTGCTGGTGACAACCGCACGGGGCCGACCGTTGGCGCTGATCTACGCGACGGCCGGGAACCGCGACGAGGCGATGGAGCGCGCCAAGGCGTTCATCGTGGCTGCTGCGCCGAGCTGGTGTTCGGCATGCGGCGTCAAGACGACGGCAACCGACACCTGCAGCACATGCGCACAATGGTGGGCCGCAAACCAGCCGGCTGCTTAACACCCCCACCCCCGTGCCTGTCATGGAGAATAGAGAGCATGAGCGCCTTTTCTGAAATATTCGTTGCGCTTTTGGAGGTTGTCCGCGTCCACGGCGAATGGAAATCGTCGGTAGGCGACAATTGGGATGATCCGCTCGATGTAGTCATGGGCAACGCGAAGAGCGTTATACAGCGCATACAGATCGGAGACCTGACGCAGGATGAACTGCTGTCGATGCCGCCTCGTGTAAGGAAGTCGGTCATCGACGCCATTATGGGCGCGCAGTGATGCTTGCCGCCCGCACCAACCCAACCCACCCCGACCCCCAAACAGGATTGAGAGAGATGGAAGAGGACTGGATCCCTTGGAATGGCGGCGAGTGTCCGGTTGCGCCGGAGACGTTGGTGCAAGTCCGAGTGCGGCACGGCAAAGAGCATTCTGCGCTACCTGCGCGGTATTGGACCGAGCCCGGCGGGGCTGCGAGCAACTGGTTGCACGAAGACCAGTGTGGCGCCGACATCATCGCCTACCGCGTCGTCCAGCCCGCACCCGCCGCTTCCCCACCGCCCGCCGCCGACAACGCGTTGAGGGCTAAGGCGCACGCTTTGGTGGATGCCGTACAGTCGGTGCTGCTGTGGCGCGTCGGCGAACTGCCCGACAAAGGTTACATTCGCGATAACAACCCGTCTCGCGATGCGATTGGCAAAATGGTGGAAGCACTCGCCTCCACCCGCGCCGCCCTTTCCCTCTCCTCCTCCGCCCTTGCCGGGGAAGAAGGGATCGAGTGTCACGGTCTGGATACGCCGGAGCGCGTCTGCTTCTACGAACAGGATTTCTATGTCCTGTCGAATTTCAGTAGCTTTACGGTCGTGTGGGAAGGCTTGCGCTTCGACACCTCCGAAGCGCTGTACCATTGGCTCAAGTTTGCGACCACTAAGAACGGCGTGGGGCTTGGGCTGGCACCGCTGATCGCGCGGGAAATCCTCAACGCGCCGTCTGCGCACGAAGCGTTCAAGATTGCGCAGGCGAACAAGGATCAACGCCGCTCCGACTGGGACGACGTGAAGCTCGACTTCATGCGTCGAATTCTTCGCGAGAAGGCCGTCCAGCACGAATATGTAATGCGCAAACTCCTGGCTACCGGCGACCGCGAACTCGTCGAAAATAGCTGGCGAGACGACTTCTGGGGCTGGGGTCCGAACCGGGACGGCCAGAACATGCTCGGCAAGCTGTGGATGGAAGTGCGGGCCGAGCTGCGCACCCTCCCCCAGGCGCCCAAGCCATGACGGCGGGGACATCTTTCGCAGCAGTTTTCCCCACCGACCCGGCCACGGTCGGCAACATAGGAGCTTACGATGTAGATCGCAGCGCGGGGCGCGCCACTGGAACCTCAAAGTTAGATTGGGAGGGACGGCAGATGCCTGAGGTAGGCACGTGCGCCAGCGTGGCCGCGAGCGCCAATTCTGCCGTCCCATTATTGCAGCGGCATATTCTCGATCGCGTCGAGCGCATCGTGAACGCCCGCAAGGCCGGCATTCCCGAACTGGAGCGCGCCCACAAGGCAGCGCTGTTCGCATTGCTGGCGGTCAAGCGCGACCTGCGCGGCCCCGCGCTTCTTGCCCTCGGGTCGCGGGGGAGCCGGGTGGCCACTCATTTCTTCGATCAAGGAAAGGCTGCGTGATGGAATTTCTAGAATTTCCCAAGATGCCGCGCCTGTCGCGCGAGATCATCGTGACAGAGAAAATCGACGGTACGAACGCGCAGATCGGTATCGCCGATGACGGCACGATCTACGCCGGTTCGCGGTCCCGCTGGATCACGCCCGAAGACGACAATCATGGCTTCGCGCGCTGGGTCGCCGAACATGCCGACGAGCTGCGCGAGCTTGGCCCCGGTCGTCATTTCGGCGAATGGTGGGGCTCCGGCATTCAGCGTCGGTACGGGCTGAGCGAAAAGCGCTTCTCGCTCTTTAACGTCGGCCGCTGGAGCGATGTTCGACCGGCCTGCTGCCACGTCGTGCCGGTGCTGTTTCGCGGAGTGTTTGATATCGCAGAGGTCGATATCTGTCTTGCAGACTTGCGCGATGAAGGCTCACAAGCCGCTCCCGGCTTCATGCGCCCGGAAGGCGTCGTTGTATTCCACGTTGCCGGCAACGTCGGCTTCAAGAAGACGATCGAGCGCGACGAGATGCCGAAAGGCCAGCGCCCATGAACACCCCCACAAACCCCGCCTCGCCGGAGCCTTGCATGGTCCCGCTGGTGCATGTGCGGGCAGTCGAGCCGAGCGCCGCCCTGATGGTGGCTTACCGCAATCCCGACTTGTTCAGCGCCGACGAGTTCGAAGCGCTGGCGTGGGCAGTCTATGGAGATGATGATGCTGGTGAGTGAGGTGCTGGAGAAAGCGGCTGCGCTTATCGAGCCGGAAGGGGCTTGGATACAGGGCCGCTCGGCACGCAACACGGTTGGAAATGATGTTCCGCCGATCCATCCTGCTGCGTGTAGCTGGTGCGCATCTGGCGCTATGTCCAAGGCGATCGGCAGCGAGGTCGCGGCGGATGATGCTCGCAACTTCATGAACAAGTTCCTGCGCCGCAAGGTCTGGACTTGGAATGATTTGAGTGGCCGCCGGCAAACCGAAGTCGTCACCAAACTCCGCGAAGCCGCCCGCCTCGCACGGGAGCAGGGCAAATGAGCAATTCTCGCATCTTCTGCATCGGCTTTCTGATCGGGGGCGCCATCGGAGTAGTGACCGGCACGCCAAGAGCAGACCAGATTCTTTTTATCCTGACGCTCGGTTGGCACGCCATCGTCGTCGCCATCACGGCCGTTGCGATATTCGGAGACCGGGCATGACCCTCTTCGACTTCACCCCGCTGCTTGACCGGGAAGCGAGCCTTCGCGCCGAGCATGAAGCGGCACGCAGCGCACTGGACGACGCCCGCAAGGCGTACAGCTACGAGCGCGGCTATCGCGTTCCGCTGCGCATCGAGGCGATCAAGGCGGAGTTGGGCAGATGTTGACGCCTGTCGATGTGTCCCCGTTCCCTGCGCTGCGGCCCCTGCGCGTCGTTCTGGCGATGATCGGACTGACTGCGGTCATCGTCTCCATGGCGTGGCTGTGGATCGCTGAGAGCGCGTCCCTGCCCTCGCTGGCAATATTCGCAGGCTTTGGATTGTTCGTGCTTGCGCTGGAATGGCGCCCGCATCGGCCGCTCAAGATCAAATAGGAGACGTTATGCCTACCGTGGTTCCATTGTCGCGTGGACAACGTGCCATCGTTTCAGATGAGGACGCCGAACGCGTGCTGGCGTTGCGGTGGCACGCCGTCCCGGCAACCAGTGCAAGCGGGTGGTATGCGCGAAATACCAAAGGCGTTTATCTTCATCGCTTCCTGCTAAACCCGAAAGGAAAGATGGTTGTCGACCACGTCGACGGTGACGGACTGAATAATGTCCGCAGCAATATTCGTCTAGCCACGAACAGCCAGAACCTTGCGAACAGACCGCACAGAAGCGGGACTGGGCTTCGTGGCGTTTACAAGTGCGGCGTAAAATATCGTGCGCACAATAGCGTGGACGGCATCGAAAAGAAGGGGCGGACGTGGTCGAACCCGATATTCGCGGCCTACGACTATGACCGATCTGCGTGGGCTGCATTTAGAGAGTTCGCCAGGCTGAATTTTCCCTGCATCAATCATGCAGACTTATCACACAAGGACGCGTCCCAATGACCACCGATAGCAGGATCGCCGACATGGCGCGGATCGCTGGCCGCCTTGGACCGGTAGCTCGGCGCGTTGTTCTTGCATGCGATACGGAGCGTAGAGCCGGCGAACTTGGCTGGATCACCAGCAACAGTACCGTCCAGATGAGAATGGTCAATCATGACGCACTTCTTATCGGCCGCGTCTACCGAGCCGGTTGCTACCGATACCACCTCACCGAACTCGGCGCCCAAGTCCGCCAATACCTGGAGACCAATCGATGACCGATATCGTTAAGGTGGCTATCGAGCGCGCCATCGCCGAGTTCATGGCTGAGGCTTCCGACGAAGAGCGGGCGCTACCGGCGGTGCAATTCCTCGCTAACCGCGGCGACTTGCTGGCAGGTGCAATCCTCGCCGCCCTTTCCCGCACCGACGCGGGTGGGGAGATTGGTGAGATTGCAAGTCTCGCACAACAAGTGCTGTCCATTCCGTGGCTGCGTTATAGTCCTGACGACGGGCACTCGATTGTGGGCAGCGACCTTCCAGACAGGCTCGCAACCCTAATCCTCCAATCCCCCGATAGCCGGGGCGACGTGGCGCTGCGGGAGGCGGCTACTTTTTTGCTCAATCGGCTGGAGCAGTTAGAGTTCGTCGACATGGATGCCCTGTCGCGCGATTTTTATGGCCATGTGGACCCCGCCATGGGCCGCCTCCGCGCCGCGCTATCGGATGATCGGAGGTCGTGATGGATCTGGTCTTTGCATTTCCAGACGGCTCGGCATCGTTCGTAAACGGCTTCGAGGCCGGCGCTATCTGGCAGCAGATGGACGGCGAAGGCGCACTGGAAATCGATTGCGGCTTCGTCGGCGGCTTTCCGGTGCACACCGAAAACGTCGAGGTGATGCGCAGGATGGCGCGCGCTCGCGGGTATACGATCGAAGTTCGCCCGACCGATTACCCTGAATGGACCGCGCTTCGATTTTCCTGGGTCGGCACCGACAAGGCAAAGCCGCAGCTCGCGATCGTCTCCCAACCCAAGGACTCCTCCCATGACTGAACCGCAGGCCGTAGAGGCAGAGGCGCCTAAAACGATGAAGGTCGTTAGGGTCGTCACGTCCTGTCGTGGGTGCCCGCATCGGCAATATTACAGCGCCGGCCGATACGAATGTTACGGCATGTTCAACGGCACGCGGGGATCGGAAAGGCTTCTTCCTGAAGGTCATTCGAAGGACGCGCCCATTCCAGATTGGTGCCCACTTGAAGACTACCCTAGGCTCCTCGCCGAGCGCGCCCGGATGGATGCGGTGGAGGGGTGGCAGGACATCGCGTCGGCGCCTCGGGATGGAGATAGTTTTCTGGCGTGCACAGCAACACACGCGGACGGCTGCCACGAAGTGATCTGGTGGGACGATAAGCCTACAGACCCAACTTTCCCTTGGGGCAGCGAGGGGGCGAACTTCCACAAAAACCGGTTCACTCACTGGATGCCGCTGCCTAAGGCGCCCTCCCCACCAGAAAGCCCCGCATCGTGACCGCCGTGGATATCGTGGGGCTGGAGGCGTTGCTGGCGAAGGCGACGAAGGGGCCGTGGCTTCATGTGCCGATAACATCGGGGCCTTTCTCAGATGTTTGTGCTGACGCCATCCATCCTCACCGGGGGGCGGAGCCCGTGGCAGACGACATTCGGAAGGCCGAAGACGCCGCCCTGATCATCGCAGCCGTCAACGCGCTGCCCCATCTCCTAGCCGAGATCACGCGCCTGCGAGCGGTGGAGGCTGCGTTGGCCGATCTGTTGCCGACACCTCTTTGTGGGGAAAGTTGGGATTTGCCCGACTCCGAAACGGTCGCCATCACGATCACATTCGGCAAGCTGCGCGCCGCACGCAACTCCCTCCCGCCGCTGATCGAGGGGCAGGGGTGATGGACAAGCGCGCCCTTATCAAGGTCGGCGAGGCAGCAATTGCCGTTAGGATGACGGGTCAGCAAATCGCCGACGATCCGGTCAAGGCCATGACGATCGCGATGGACGCCATGCGCGCAACGCTGGGCCTGCCAAAGCCACAGGCCCCCGCCATCTCGGAAGAGGGGTGACGGTGGGAAGGCCGGCGCGCTTCAGGCAGATCGACATAACCCGGGCGATCCGCGCGGCGAAAGCCGCTGGCGTGCCAGCTCCCCGGGTCGAGATAGGCACGGACGGACGCCTGATCATCTTGACCGATGGGTCGCGCCCGGTGGAAGGTCGTAACTCCTTCGATGAGGCGTTCGGGCTATGAAGCGTCGCTGGCTGCCAGATTGGGTCACTGAGTATGCCGATCGCCACGGCAAGAAGCGATACCGCTTTCGTCGCGCGGGCTACAAGCCGTATACCTTCAAGGGCGGCCCGGGCAGTGAGGCGTTCCGGCAGGAATATGATATCTGCATGCGGCAGGAGCCGGTCAATCCGGTGCCCGGGGCGTCCAGGGTTCAGGTGGGCAGCTTCGACGACCTGATCACACGCTACTACCGATCGGCTGATTTCCTGAACCCGGGCGAGAGAACTCGCGTCGTCTATCGCGGCGTGATCGAGCGCTGGCGTGAGGCGAAGACGAAGAAGGGCGATCGACACGGAAGTCTTGCCGTTCGCGATCTGGCGGCGCGCCACGTCGAGTTGATGATGGCCGATATGCTCCCCCACCGAACCGCGGCGAACATGCTGCGCAAGCGCCTGCGCGCGTTGATGGACTTCGCTGTCCGGCAGGAGATGGCGACGGGCAATCCCGTTGTGTCGACGAAGCCGTTCAAGGTGAGCGGGGGCGGTTTCCACACATGGACCGAACAGGATATCGCAGCATACGAGGCGCGGCACTCGCTCGGCAGCAAGGCGCGCCTTGCGCTGGATCTGATGCTGTGGACCGGCCAGCGCGGCGGAGACGCCCGGGTGATGGGACCCGGCCATATCAGGAATCGGCGGTTGACGATCACGCAGGAGAAGACCGGCGTTACCGTGTCCTTGCCCGTGCTGGCGCCGCTTGCCGCATCGATCCTTGCCACGCCGACGCAGGGCATGGCCTTCATGCTGACCGACTTCAACAAGCCGTTCAGCCGGAAGGGTTTCGGAAACAAGATGCGCCAATGGTGCGACGAAGCCGGCCTGCCAAATTGCTCCGCCCATGGCCTCAGGAAGGCCGCCGCGCGCAGGTTCGCCGAAGCCGGATGCAGCAATCAGGAGATAAAGGCGTGGACCGGCCACACGACCGATTCCGAGGTCGCGCGCTATACCGCCGACGCATCGCAGCAGATGCTTTCGGATGCCGCCGCCGACAAGCTTATGGCTAACCTCAGAAATAGGGTTCGCCAAAACATCGAGCAAGAGGCTGATATAGCATGATAAATTTCATGTGGTGGCGCACCCAAGAGGGGTCACATAAGCGCGCTGAATCAACAGGTTGGTCATGGCGAACTGCCGCTGTTGACACAAAGGGGGCCAACGAGTCGCGAAGGCGATGGCTAACCTATTTTGTCTCCCCCTCCCGCCTGAATGGAGACGCAGCATGAGCGTCACCCGAAACTGCATGCGCTGCGATGAGCCGGTAACCGGCGCTTGGATGTGCGATCGATGCTCTGCCGATGAGATAGCCGAGCGGGATGAGACGGATGATTACGTCGAGCCGGGGTTCGAGTGCGCCGGCTTCAACGATGGCACCGGCTTCTACTGCCCGCTTTGGGGCACCGAAGAGTGCGATTGGGATTGCCCGAAAGGAGGCATGGGATGAGCGAGCGCAATGACGAGCCTGCATCCGATCATGAGCGGTGGGCAGAGAGCGAGGCACAGTTCTGTGACCTTATGGTCGAGACGATGCTGCAGTCGGCCAAGGACTGGCATGATCGCGGTGTTGCTCGGTACGGCGCCTCCAACGCGCAGATGGCTGCCGAGTGCATGATCCGCGCCGACGCATGGGGACAGATGGCGGACAACCTGCGCAAGTCCCGTCGCTGCCGGATCGAGTACGAGCAATACGACCGCCGAGCCCTCGCCACCCCGGCCGACCCGGCATGACCCGCGCGGGAATAGTGGAGGAGGGATAGCCCTATGGCAACCTATGTCGTCAAGCTGAAGCCGCCGAGCGTTGAGGAATGGCGAACCTGGGTAATGATGGGCTATCTAGGATCATACGATCGCTATGCCGCTGAAGCCGCTAAGGTGACTGGTGAGCGCATGTTCATCCATGGCGATCTCGGCCCGCACTGCACCGAATGCGCCGCGCCCAGCGAGAACCTGTGCGACTACCCAGTCGGCGACGACAAGACGTGCGATCGAGCGCTATGCGACGAGCATTCCAAGGGCGTGGCGAATGACACCCACTATTGCCGGGATCACTGGATCATGTGGAACGACTATCTTGCCAGCGAACGCGGCTATGAGGTTCTGCGCAATGTCACGCCGCTAGGCATTTCCCCGCGCGCACCGAAGGAGGGTTGAGGGATGAGTATCCTTGACCGCAAGTCAACCATCCACGAACGTATTGCAGCATCGCACCCGTCGTTGCGTCGAGGCATGGTCCGGTGCCGTAGTTGCGGTGTAATCCAGCGCGTGGACAGCGCAAGTGCCCTTCGCCATGGCTGGCCGAAGTGTTGCGGTTCCACGATGACGATCGACAGCCCGGAAGAGCAGGGCCTTACGCCACCCGCTTGACCGAATCGCCCACCAGGGGCAGCGTGAGGAGGAATTGGAGATGAGCAACAGGCGCATCGGGTTAATTGTCGGGATTACTATCGCGCTGGCCGCAACCGGCCCGGCGGCGGCGATCTGGGCCATGGGTGGCATGTTCTACCAGCGCTGCGACCGCATGTTCCCAAAGGAACCGATCAAGGCCGATCGCTGTACGGGGCTGCTTGCACGCGGAATGGATAAGGAGGCACGGGCACAATGACTAGCGCGACCGTCCCGTACAGAACACCATTGATCCTGAAGGCAGACCGTGCGATTCTCGAATTTCTGAGAGACGAGGTTCACGGCGGTCTGCTGCCAAGAACAAGGGAAGGGGTCGCATCACGCGGCCCCTTTTCGTAGCACGTCGCCGCATGACCTACGAAGCCACCCAATGCGTCGCGACGTTCTTCCACCTGAGGGAGTGTTGAGCAATGGTAGAATGTCAGCACGTATTTTCGCGATGGTTCTATAGCCCGGTTTTCACGCCGATAGATGGACCCGGATTCGATAATAATCCGCAGCTTGAGGCATACCGAGTGACCGGCGAGCGCCATTGCCAGGCCTGCGGCCTGAGAGAGACGCGGGAAGGCATAGAGTGACCAACCGCAGCCCCGCCCTCATCCTCGCCTTCACGGTCGTGCTGACGATGCCGAGCAAGGATGTCGCATGAGCATGGAAGAGACACGCGCGCGCCTTAATCGACTTATGGAAATGCTCGCCAAGGATGTGCCAGAGATGGCCATTGGCCCGAATGGATACGCCTATCGCGTATTTTGGGATAACGGATTGCAGATCAAGGATATCGACATCATGTCTATGCGCAAGCCGCCGATCCTCGCCGCCACGATACCGCTCGATGTCCTGCGCCGCCTCGTTGACCTTGCCAGTGACGAGCGAGACGAAGCCGTCGTATTGGTCGAGCGGGAGATCGAAGCGGTCGAACGGGCTGCTGCGCTCCAGCCGTGGAAATCGCGCCGGTAGCTGCGAGCCTGAGACGGGCCAGTGGCCGGCGCCCCGGACTTCGGACGCTCATTCCCCGCCTGTGGCAGTAGCCGCCTTGATCTGCCACGATCGCTGACGGCATGGTCGCAGCCCGCATTGCATACGACTTATTTGCAGAAAATGCAAAGAACTTGGTAGCAAAAACCCGGGGCGTTGACGGCACCCCGGGTCAATGTTTGGTTACCTGCGACGGAACCGCAGATGCTTGCTACAGCTCCGCCCTTATGCCACCTTTCCCATGGATCGCGCAAGGTGGGCGTGGTAGAAGAGGCTATGCGCAAGATTGATAGCATCGATGATCAGATTCATGGCTATGTCACATACGAAGTCGGCGATGGGCGACGCTTCCGTTTCGATGAAAGAACCGTGAAACGATACGGCGCCGCGGTCCTGCTGCGCGAGATGGGCTTGGGCGATTTGCTGCCAACAGATCGGGTAAAGGTCATGCAACACGGCCACATGATCGGCACCATGTCGCCAAGCTTTGACCCGAGCGATGTCAGAAGCAAATCACCAATGTATGATCCGCGCCCTGGAGACTTCCGCCGCGACGGCAATACGTGGATCGCCAACAAATCACTAGGTTTTGGAGACTTGATGGCCATCGACGGATTCGCGCCGGCATAACCCCATCCACCGCGACATAGTCGGGCGCTCGGTGGGGCTCACCGCGTCCTAAATATCTGCCAGGCCAAGCCGCCCCAGCCGAGAGCAGCGGTAAAGGCCATCACGACCATGCCCTTGGTGATGAACGTCTGCTGGATCCTCTGAATCTGTCCAAGCAGCCCGTTATGCGTCAGGGCCTTCTCGTTTGCAGCATCGAGCGCAACGCTGGTGGCCTTCATCATGCCCCAGATGATCGCACCGCCTATGCCGAGCAAGCCGCACACCGTGACGATGCCGATCATCGCCCGGTCATGGTTGATCGCGTCCTGATGCTCTTTCAGGGTGGAGGGCGTCCAGTCGGTCACGGCTGTTTGCCGACCTTGGCATACCAGTCCTGCCAGCCCGCTGCCTTCACCGTGTTGTCGCTGCAGATCCTCAGGTCTTCATCCAGCTCGGCCGCTCCACCGGCTCCAGCAGCACTGCCGGCGGCGTTGGCAGCTTGGGATAGACCGGATGTTCCACCTGCACCGGGATGGGCTTCGGCGGAGTCGCGCATGCGCCGAGCGTAATCAGCGGCAAGAGCGCGAGCGGCAGTGCGCTGTACCTCGATAGCATTCTGAGCCTCCTGTTGAACCTGGGCGTTCTTGCGTTCGACCGCGACGACGTGGGCAAGGTTGTCCACCTTCGCCTGCGCGGTCTTCGCCCTCACATCCGCGATCGTGGCGTTGAGCGCGGCTATCGTCGGTGCTTCGTGCTGGATGCCCGCCTGATAGCCCTTGTGGGTCGCATAGGCGGCCAAGGCGAGCATCGTGGCGATCACGACAAGATAGGGCGCAAATCGCTTTAGGATGGGCAGGAGGGCGATCATTGCTTGCTCTCCTGATCGGTCCCGATCGTCACCGACGTTGCATCCGGCGCCACAGTGACGGGCGGAGGTGTCGTCGCGTTCGCCGTCGCGGTGATCGCATCGAAGGCTCGGGCCGTGTTGTCGACGCGCTTCTCGTCCACTGCGCTGTTCCGCAGCAACGCCATCACCGCGGCACCGAGCGCCGTGCCGAGCGCGACCATTGCGCCGTCGATCGTCTTGACGTTCGATTCCGGGATCTGGTGGAACATGCCGATGCCGGTCAGCACCACGAAGCCGAGCACGATCAGGATGGCAAAGCTCGTCTTGCCGTCAAGGAAATCGAATTTCATATCAGCACCACCTTTGCCCGAGCGAGATAGGCCCTGCGATCATCGAGTCCGTTCAAACCGCCATTAATCTTGCGCGTGACAGCGTTCACGTCGTCAGCATCCGCCAGCGGGTTGATGTCGCGGGAGTTCCAGTAATCGCAGGCGATGATCACTGCGTTGTCCGGTTCGGCCGCAAGTTCCGGCTCGGCTTCCAGCGGCAGGCTTAGGCGCTGCCCGGCCTTGCGGTAGTTCGCCCGCCCCGTGAGTTGGAATATCCCCCGGCCCTTGAAGCGTACCCCGTCGCCAGCGTTGACGTTGCCGAGATCGCGCCGGCCTTCGTATCCGCGCTGTGCGGGCGTCGGTCCCCATATCTCGGTGAAATAGTGGAATGCCCCCGTCTCATGCGCAGCCTGTGCCAGAAAATGGGCGATGCGGCGCTGGTTGGTGATCTCGTATCGCGTGAAGTAGCGATCGGCGCCGATGCCAAGCTGCGTGCCGGTGACGCCGAGATCGCGCCGCGCCACGAAGCCAAAG